AGCCGGGACGAAGCCTTAGTGATCGTGCGTCCTGCTCTAAAGCCTGCGGAGACTCGGATCATGCCGCGACCGATCCGAGCCTTCCGCGAGGCCTGCGAGTTAGAACGTCGGAGTGACGAGGCCCGTTCCGCCGATGAGGGCGAAAGCGTTCGGGTAGCGGTTCGCCGTGTAAGCGGAGTACCCGTAGACGACCATCTTCACTTCGAGCTCTGCGCTCTTGACGTCCTCGAAGCGCAGCATAAACGGCGAGCCGTTCGCTGCTTCCCAGAGGTGCGACTCCTGGGTGTTGCCGATGATGATGACGTCCTCGTTCGCGCCTGCGCCGTTCGTCGTGGTGACGTTCGCGTCGGTGATGACCGGGAGTCCGGCGATCGTGTAGCCCGAGTTGCCGTAGACGACAGCGCCGTTACCGACGCCGATCGCGTTCTGCGGGCCGTTGGCCTGCGGAACGGCGAGAGGACGTCCGGCGGTGTCGACCGCTGCGAGGATGTACGCGAGGCGGCGGGGGTGCATCAGGATGAAGTTCGGGCCGCCGAAGTAGTTCGTCTGGATTCTCTGAACTCCGTCGAGGATCTTCGGGTAGAGCTCTGCCACGGTGGGCGAAGCGTCGGTGTAGGTGATGACCTGCGTGATCGTGTTGGTGAGCGAGGTCGCCGAGGTCGTCACGTTCAGGGCGTCGAGCTGCGTGTGGTACGCGCTCACGAGGTCTGCCATGACGAGGGCGTCGATGCCCGTCCCGCGCTCGAGCGCTTGACGGCTGACGTTCTGCTGACCTGCGACAGTCACGACGGAGACGTCGAGCTTCGTGTCGTCCATGTTCGTCTCTTGTACGGCGGAGCCTTCAGTCTGAACGGCGACGGCTGAGCCCGTGGTGACCTTCGAGATCGACAGAGTCAAGCCTTGCGCGGGCAGGGCGTGGCGTCGGCTGACGTCCATGAAAGGACGCCCGGCGCGAGCGAACGGGGCCGCGAGGTCGGTGAGGAACTGCGGGACGACGAGTCCGGCGAAGTTCGCCGAGGTGACGTCGCGCTTCTCGATGCGCTCTTCTTGCTGATGGCGGGCGATGCGCTCGCGGGCGTCGAAGTCGCCGAGCACTTGAGCGGCGAAGGCGTCACGCACGAAGGAGAAGTCTCCGTCCGGGCGGTAGGTGCGCTCTTCGCGAGTCACGCGGGCGGGCGAGGCGTCACGCTTCTCGACCTTCGAGCCGTCGACCTTGCGGGCGAGTTCGGCTGCGGCGGCCTTGCGTGTTTCGATGTCGGTGACTTGCGCGATGCGCTCGTCGAGCTTCTCGATCTCTTTCGCGAGGGCGGCGACGTTCGCCGTCTCGATGTCGGTGATGTCGCGGTTCTCTTCCGCTGCGCGGTTCAGAGTTGCGTCGATGAGGTCAGCCTTCTGCGAGCGCTGCTCGTGGAGGCGGGTGAGGAATGGGTTCACGGTGTTAGTCCTTGTTGAGTGTGTCGTGCTGATGTTGCTCACCGGGTGCTCGTTGCTCCGCGTGGCGGGTGCGGCTTTCGCCGGGTGCGCTCTTCGCGGGCCGAGGGTGCGGCCTGAGATGGATACTAGCGGGCTTCGGTGTCTTCCGTCAACGAGCGCGAAGAGGCGATGATCGACCGGGCGAAGGTCTGCCCGGCGTCTCCGCCCCATAGCGCCCACGCGATCCGCCCGGCTGACGGATAGCCGGGTTCGCCGGGCCGGAAGCCTTGCGCTCTCTTGTCGATCGCGTGACGGGCGAAGTAGGAAGCCATACGGACGACGGTCGTCCTCGAGAGTCGGCGTCGGTTCACGATGTCGCGGGCTCGTGCGACTCCGACCTGAGTTCCTCCACGTCCGAACGCTTGACGCCATTCGAGCCCGCGGCGGGCTTCAGCGACCATGCCGTCCGTCGGCGCGTAGCCCTCTTGACGTTCTTCTTCGACTGCTGCGGCGGCTCGTTCGGCTTCTGCGATGTTAAGGGCGGCGAGCTGCGCAAGTGCTTCGCGCCGAGTGCGATGGCAGCCTTCGACGGATCCGTCGTCGTCCTTTACGACTGCGTATCCGGAACGGCAGTCGGGGTTAGCCGTCTCGATGTGCCACGGCATGAGAGCTAGTCGAGGTTCGGGGTAAGTACCCGCAGCGATTCGGTAACTCCGCTCGCGCATACGGCATAGATCGTCTCGTTCGTCGGGACGAAGACGGTGTGAGGCGAGGAGTGCTTCTCGTAAGGGACGCCGAGCGACGAGGTGACGTCGGAGCCTCCGACGTAGACGATGTTATTCCCCGAGATCTGGAGATAGACGTGCCGCGGCTGATCGTCTGCTGCTACGACGATCTGCCGGGTATCGGTGACGGAGTAGGCCTTCGAGATCACTTCCGCACCTTAGCGACGATCTGCTCGATCGAGGCGAGGTTCGGCTTCTCGATCTCTTGACGGACGGCGACGATGTTCGCGGCGTCACCGTAAGCGCCGAACGTGACGAGCGAAACTTCCGCGAGGTGAGCCTTGATGCGGTTCACGACTCCGGCTCGCTTCTCGTCCTTGAGCGGCTGAAAGCCTACGGAGAGGTTCGAGAGGACGCCGTCCCGGATGAGCTCGAGCGCTTCGTCTCCGGCTTCAGTCTTCGAGATGCGAAACTCCCCATAGAGTCCGCCGTCTCGTTCTTCGAGCATGATGGCGCGACCGATCGGGGCGTCCGTCTTGTGTTGGAAGAGAAGCTTCACGCGGTTCGCTGCGCGGGTGACGTCACGGAAGACGCCCTTTCTAAAGACTTCTACGAGGTTCGGCGAGATGCGCTGCTCGACGTCGTAGGGTACGGCGATCCCGACGATCGTTCGACCGTCGCCCTCGGAACGGATCTCGAGAGTCGCGTCGTAGTTCCTACGTTCGATCGTCATCGTCGGAGTCCTCTTCGGTGTCGCTTTCTTCTTCGTGTGTTGAGACTATCTCGGCGGGGACGGGCTCTTCGCTCATCGTCTCGTCGAGGGGTTCACGGTTCTCGAGTTCGCGAACTTCGTCGAGCGTGAGGAAGCCTGCGTCGAGTGCGATCTTGTGAGCTTCGTAGCGGCTCTTCGTATCCGGGCGGAGAAGGGCGTCGACGTTCATCTTCGCGAACTGCCCTCGCGGTAGGTACTCCGTCATTTTCTGCTCGATGCGCTGAATCCACGGCATGAGCGACCATCGCACGAGCTGAAGGTTCTCCTCCGAGACGTTCGAGTAGGTGCGGCTCGAGTTCGGTGCGCCGAGGTAGTAGGCGGGGAGGCCGATCATGTTCGCGATCTCCGTGAGCGAGAACGCTCGAGTCTCGAGAAGCTGCGCGTCCTTCGCGTTGTCGCTGAGCTGCTGAAACTTCGTCGACTCGTTGAGGACTGCCGGGGTGCGCTTCGTGCCGCCGTACTGCCTAAGCCACGCGGCCTTTAGTGCGTCGGCTTCTTCTTGCGAGAGGTCGGGGTTCGAGGAGTAGATGATTCCGGTCGGCTGAGCGCCGCCGTCGAAGTAGCGCTGCGCGTAGGTGTTCACGGCGACGGCTCCGCCGATCGCCTGACGCTGAGCGGAGAGGATGCCGTAGCCGACGTGCTCGCCGGGCATGGAGAAGCCCTTTATGTGAAGCACTTCGGAGCTCGAGTAGTCGCGGTTCTCGATGCGATAGATGAGTTCGCCGTTCTCTCGGCGTACTTGTACGCGGTGAACTGCGACCGGGTAGAACGAGTCGGGGTAGCCGTTCGGCCCGGGCTCGCCGAGGATCGCGACATAGTTCCCGTGGATGATGAGAGAGGCGACCATCGCGGAGACTGTCTCGATGCGTGTCTCCGTTGCGACGGGCTTTATGAGTAAGTTCGGCTGCGGGTCGACGTACTCTTCGGAGCGGTAAGCGTGGAACGGTAGTCCGCCGATCGCGTCAGAGATGAGCGTCACGGCTCGCCAGATACCGGGGACGGAGAGCGTCGAAGTCTCGTCGACGATGACGCCCGCGTTCACGTCCGGGAAGAGTCGCCCCATCCGTCCGGCTTCGTCGACGTAGACGTTCGGATAGGTGAAGCCG